CTGCATGGAGTTGCCCAGCCGGCGAATGTTGTTCTCGCCCTGAACATCCGCCTTTATGCGGAGCAGTGCGTCCATGTTCAAAGCCATGTCACGCCCCCCTGCTGTTCAGTGCCATCATCGCCGCGGCCTCCATGATCTGCAGGTCCTCCAGCAGCGCGCGTGGGTCTTCCACTGCATACAGTTTAAGGAGCCACGCCACCGCGCCATAGTCAAGCCCCAGAACGCCGTTCATAGTCGTGCGCCACTGGGTTTGGACTCGAAGGAACATCTCAACCACTAACCAGTTTTCCTCCAGCACCTCAAAGTCCTCTGACGGCTGCTCTGGCAGGGCAATGCCAAAGGCCGCCGCATCAGCTTGCGAGTCGTCTTGTACACCGCCGCTGGCCCAGTGTTCGGCGGCCTCTGTCAGTTTTTTCTTTTGGCTCCTTTCAAACTGTCTAGGTAGGCCTTGACGATCTGCACCGCTAGAAGCGGCACATCCAGCAACTGCTCCAGCGCCTTTTGGCTGAACGGGATTTCCTTGCCATCGTCAGCCGTCACGCCCGACCATCCCACCAGCACATCGGCAGCCAACTCGCTGATCCGGTCCATGTCGGATAGGTCATCGAGACGGCCAAGTTCGGCCACCATTGGACCGATCTTGCTTTGCGGCAGGCGTTTGAACTCACCGTCAAATGTTTGCCGTTCGTGGCGGCCACCATCGACGGGAATATCGAAGGTGACCGGCCAGTTGTAGGTGTCGGACTGCTTCAGGACAAAGGCCATGCAGTAGCTCCAGGCTTAGGTGTAGGCGAGGCTCAGCTCGTTGTTGCCAGCGCTTGTGGGCGTGGCAATAAACGGCAGGTTCAGCATCTGAATCCCATCCATATCGGAATAGGTGGGGCTGTTGATGTCGGACTGAGCTGCAGTGAAGGTTACCCGGTTACCGGCCGTTGTGCCGTGCAAGAAGCTGATCGAACCGGTGCTGCTGCCGTTAGCAATCGTGAAGAAGTCCTTGGTCGCAATCAGCGGGGCCTCGATCACGCAAGTGCCAGCCGGAGCACGGTCGGTGATGATCACTTCCTTCGTGCAGCCAACCAGCTCGCGATACACCACCGAGTTGGCAATGTCGAAGTTCAGGCTCTGCAGGCAGCCGCTGTAGCTGAAGATCGAGAAGCTGCTGGTGTTGCCGTTCTTGAAGATCAGCGGGGAGGCCTGGTTGCTGTAGGTCGGGCTGGGCACCGTCTCGTCGGTAGGCGCGTTGTAGATGCCGGTCATCGTGAAACTGATGAACGGGATCTGACCCACTTCAGCCGACAGGTTGAAGGTGCCACGACAGCCCGTCACCTTATGGCGGATGCCATCGTTGAAGAAGTAAATGGTCACGCTTTCAAACCCGCTGCTTTCGGGCGCATAGGTGACGCTCGTGGTTGCCACGATCGTCTCGCTCAGGCCACAGCTACGCAGAACCGGACCGTAAGCCGGAGCGGTGCCAGCCGTGCCAGAACCAGCCAGTTCAACCTCAAAGGTCACCTCAACGCGAGTCTGCGCCAGCAGCTGCTCCGACTGACCCATGTATGGCCGCACAAGGTTGCGGCTGACCGTTTCAGCCTGCAGCGGTGTGATTTCCAGATTTCGCACCAGGATGGCCTCGGCACCCGTTGGGACCGGATCGGTGCCATAGGTGGCCTCAATCTCCGCCAAGATCAGGCGCTTTCGTGTGTAGAGGGGCATCTTCAGTTACCTCTGGTTGGGGGGTGGGAGCCGGCTGTGTCCGCTGGATCAGCTTTCGCTTGCCGGTCTTTTTATCGACCAGATAGCTCCCGCCCTGGCCGTGATACTCGTCCATCGTAGCCATCATGCTGTTGTGAGGTTAGCGTTGGCAGTCCGATAGCGGATCAGATAGTCGCAACTGATCACGCCAGCTGGTTGGTCTGCTTCGACCATCTCAAAGTTCACACCCTGCGGTCTGATGTCCATTGCAACGCCGCCTAGCGTTAGATCAGCCATGACCTTGCTATGCAGGCTCTCCACGATTGGATCGGCCAGCTGATCAGGGATGGCGCCGCGGACGATCACTGCGATGCGCACCGTCAGGCTCCAGTCCAGCGTAGGCAGGCTGGTGTTTTGCTCCGCCGTATCGCCGATCGGCTCAACCACCAGCGCAGGACTCTCGCCCCTGCTGAGCGGCTCGACGCGGCTGCGGTAAATCCGCGTGCTCACGCCGGTGGTGCCCGCCAACGCTGACGTGATGGCTACCAGGATCGTCTCGCGGCGGGTCGTCATGCTGATGCCACCTGGGTCACGGTGCAGATAATGCCTGGAATGCTTGGACGCGTTGGGTTGTTGCCAGCCGGCTCTGCGTGAATGTAGGCCGCAACGTTGCTGGTTGACCACATCAGCTCGATGTAGTCATTCGCGGCCAATGGCATCACGAAGTTGACGCAGCCAATCACGTTGCCATCAACGTTGCCATGGCGCCCGATGATGCTAAACCGGCTATCGCTTGCCGGTACGTCACCAGCGCTACCTTCATTGTTCTTGCGCAGCCAAACATTGATGTCGTGAATCGAGCTGTCGGTATTGCTGAACTGGATCGAGAAAGTGATGCTGTAGATCCCAGCGTGATCAACCGTGATGCGGCCGTCTGAGATGATTCTCACGGCCCGACTGGTGTTGTCAGCCTGCCGCAGTTTGATCGGATAGGCCGTGTTAGCCAGCGCCGCCACCTGCGACGTACCATCCCAGAAGGAGCCCCAATAGCCAGGGCAGCCGTGATACGGCAGGCTTGCCCATGGCGATCGGCCATTACCGATCTTCAGGTTGCTGGTGTCGCTCTCAAGGCCAGGCTCGCCGGCCATTAGCACCGGGTTGAGCGTTGCCCATTGGCTGCGTGTGTTGACCTTGAAGGGACCGCTCATGTCTTTTGCAATCCGAGTTGAACAATCTTCCCGTCATCCATCAGCATCACCTCCCGCACCGTATAGGCCACAGCATCAACGGTGATCGAGCTGCCGCGGGTCAATGTGCCGAAGTCAGAAGCCTTGGCAGTCAGTGTGTAGTCAGTGCTGAGCACCATGCCATTGGCCAGCACTTGGCTGGGCATGTCAAGGATGCCCAGAGCGGTAACGGCGCCAGCTGTGCAGCTGACGCCGAAATCCGCCAGGAAGATTCCGAGATCCTCCGTAAAGGCCATCAGCTGTACTTTTTAGAGCCGAGAGCCTGAACCGAAACGGCACCGGTGCCGCTGCCACCAGTCACGGTGAAGAGAACCCGAACGTAACGACGCAGGTCGTTGCTATCCAGATAGATCTTCTGCCGGAAAGCAGTGTTAGCAGCAGCAGCAGTGAAACCGCCACCAGTCACATCGACGAAATCGCCAGCAGTGGTGGTGTTGCTGTGTTGGATCTTGGCGGTCAGAGTGACGCCAGAGCCAGCAGCAGCGGCATCAATGATGAAAGCAACGTCGCCTTCATAGTCCAGCAGATCAACGTTGGCAGGGGTGCCAGCGCCGGTTGCCGAAACGACCGCGTTGTTGTGAACGCTGAGCAGATCGGTTTTCGATCCGAGGTTGTGAATGGTCATGGTTTAGCCCTCCGTCTGGGGGTTGTTGGTTTGCGGGTCGGTTCGGGACTTGCCTGAACCAGATCGGCCACCGCTTCGATGGCCTCCACAGCCTTGCCAATGCCGATCAGCAGCCTGGCGTCAGAGGGGGATGCCTCAATGACATCCCCGATTCTGGCCACCTGCCCTGCCAGCATTGTTTGCCGTAGGACCTTGATCAACATGATCAGAGGGTGTCGTTGCCGCGGCTGAAGGACTCAGGATGGCGAACAGCGATGTCCACATCCTGCATGGCGACCACGCGCACAGTGCCAGAGGTGCTGTGGGTGTAAGGGTCAACCATCAGGTCCAGACCGGAGAAGTAACCGATGATCAGATCGGCAAAGTTGCCGAACCACAGGTCACCCGACTCAACCTGGTTGGACAGGACGCCGCGGTAACCGTTGATCTCGTTGCCTTCCATCACAAACAGGCCAGAGCCTGCATCTTTGGCCTTGGTCTTCAGACCGCCGCGCATTGCAGCGTTCATCAGGTAGACCGGGCTGCCGAGCAGCGCGTTGGCAGTTGCCACGTCGCTCTCAAGTGCAACCACCTCGGCGAAGGTCGGGATGGTGGCGGCGAAATTCTCGGTGCCGATGCCGGTGGTCAGCTTCAGGCCGAGGGGTTCGCTGTTGCTGCCGGTGCCATAAAGGCCAGCGGCGTCGATCTTCAGAGCAAGAACGCGAGCCAGGTCGTTGCGGACCATGTTCTCAACGTCGATGCTGGACTGCAGCATCAGGCGACGGCTGTAGTCGGTGAAGGCCGCAACAGTCTTGGGGGTCAGGCTGACCTGATCCACGGTCTGCTGGCTTTCGGTGGGCGAGCCGGATTCAGCCACCCAGTAAGCGGTGGCAGCGCCTGCTTGGCGGGGAATAGCGACGTTGCCGGTCAGGCCGGTCAGCACAGTGGCGCCAGCTTGGTCCAGAGCGGAAGCATTGCGCAGCAGATCGATGAAGCTGCCAGCGTCCAGGTCGGTGGCGACCAAGTTGCCGCCAGCGGTAGCAGCGCCAACATTCAGGTCACGGCGAAGCACATCCTGGGGGATGGTGATACCGCGGGACTGACGGCCGAGTTTGGCGGCAGCAGCCTCAGAGGCTTCGATCTCGAACGCTGCAGCTTCACGAGCAGAGCGATCGGTAGGGTTGGCAAGGAAGTTGATGGCGCGAAGGAAAGAGAAGCTGCGGCTCTCCTTTTCGCTGAGG